ACCACCACACCGTCAGAGCGAACCAAGAACAGCAGGAAGATGATTGCGTCATCCTGCGGTGTAGAGCCGGTTGCCGGGAATGAGACTTTGATGCGCCCGCTGAAGCCTACGCAATCCTGAGCGTTGATCTCCAACTCGGGATCGCTGTTGATGAGCGACCAAGTGGAATCGTCAATTACAAGCGTAAAGGTGCCTGCCGCATCATTGCGGTTGGTGATCGTGAGGTTTACCGGCGTGGGAGGTGGGTTGTAGTCAGCAATATCGAAGGTCAACCCGTTGCGGGTGTCCACGATGTTGGTGACTTCGCGCCGGACGATTTGAGCGTCAAGCGTTGCGCCCGTCAGAGGGATGGGCAGGCCGGTGGCGCAGTTGGTAAAGGAAAGGTTCCAATAGGTCTTTTGGTTCCAAACCAACTCACCCGCCAAAATCGGGTTGTCGAACCCGCTTACTTGAGCAAGCGTATTCTTGTTGAAGATCGCCATGCGATTCCCCTAACTCGGGTGGTGACGCTCCCCACATCTCTTGCGGGGCACGGGATGGTGTCTTGTCTTGCCAAATTTTAGGATCGCGCATTGATTTGGTCAATGATAGACCAAAGATTTTCTAGCGTGATGCCGCCCATAGCCATGAGGTCGCTGTAGTCGGTTGTTGCGGGAGAAATCACCTCTCCGGTCATTGAACGAATGCGCTCGGGCTTGTCGTCAATGAAGTAAGTCTGATACTGCTGCGGCAGGTCAAACTCAAACTTGCCGTTGACTTCTTTGCCCGTGCCGACAAGCACCCGAATCCAATTTCCTACATTGTGGTCGTAGGAGTGGATTTCCTGATACACGGTTTGACCATTGATCGTAACGGTTCTCATTTCTGCCTCACAGATAGCCGGGGAAATAAACATATCCACCATCATTGGTGGCAAGTCGAATCCACGCAGCACGGTTGTTGGGGTCGCTTGGCGCGGTGTTGTTGTTTACAAAATAGATGTAATTGTTGTTGCTTGTGCCTGCCGCGACTTGAACAAAAGCCGATGCGTGCTTGCCATCAACATAGTCAGCATTGAGATTGGCAACTAATGTTGAGTTGTCAATCACCATAGCACCGCCCGCAACTTCTAGCGCAGTTGTTGCGCCACTTGTGGCGAATGCCAAAACACCGGCTCGCGTACCCGCAGCAGTTGCTGAACCGATTGCCCCCACTCCGCTAGAGCCGCTTGCATTGCCTGCCGTACCCCTGCCATTGGAAAGAGAAGACACACCCAAGATTGCAAGATAAGCTGTTCCCGTTGATGTGGCTTTAACAACCGAGCCAAATAAATCTTGGTTGTCTCCAGTAAATTCTGCTTTTCCGGTTCCAAAAATGTTGCCGGTCACATTGAGCGCCGTGCCATCCCAAGTCAAAGATTGTGTGCTTGAACCAACTGAGAATTTATAAGCAGCACCGGAATAGCCAAGGAAAAAACCAGTTCCTGCGTTGTAACCTGTTTGCCCACCTTTGATATTGCCAAGGCTGCTGACAGTCAGCGAGTCCTGAACCGTCAAGGCTCCGGTGTTGACCGTAATGGCAGAGAGAGTGCCGACTTTCAGGCTTGAGATGTAGGGCGCAGACCAAACAGTGCTTACACCATTGAAGATGCCATCAGCTTGGTAAAGCGAGTTGTTGCTTGCCGGGTCCGGGTCAGATGCGTACCAAGTGACTTGGAACAGCGGACCCCAAGGCGCACTTTCTCCCGAAGTGGGTCGGTTGTCGCCGGTGACCGTTACCGTGGTAGGAACAGGCTGCGGGTTGTTGGCAATCCGCGCATACATGATCCGCGCCTGAGCGCCTGTGGCACCAGTTGGTCCGGTAACGCTTGCGCCTGTCGGACCAGTAATGCCCGCATATCCCGCAGCCACAATGCTTGCGGTTGACCAGTTGATTGTTGTGGTCGTGGCTGATGCTGCATCAATGATTGATGCTGTTGCCGACCATAGAGTAAAGCCGGGACTAGGAGAAGCCGTAATCGTAGAAGACCATCCGGCAGGATCAGGCGTAAATGATCCCGTAGCCCATGTATAGGTCGATGTGCCGCTTGGTCCCGCAGGGATTGTGACTGCCCATTGATACACGACAGGCCGAGCCGTCTTGCTGCCAGTAGACCCGGTGGGTCCGGTTGTGCCATTCGCAGATTGAGCAATAACATTGAATCCGCTTGCCCAACTTACAGTTGTGCTAGTTGATCCACCAACATCCGAAACTGCCTTAGAAGCAATCCACAAATAAATTCCCGGCGTGCCCGGATTGGCTGAAAGCGTTACGCTCCATCCATTGCCGCCGGTATAGCTAGTGTTAACTCCGGTAGCCCACACATAAGTTGAACTACCCGAAGGATTACCCGGCTGAACGGGCGACCACTGATACAAATATGCAGTGGCGTACTGATTGCCGCCAACACCTGTCGGACCCGTAGCGCCCTGAGAGCCTGTCGGGCCTGATGCGCCTGTCGGGCCTGAACTGCCGGTCGGGCCTTGGCTGCCGGTTGGTCCCGAACTCCCGGTTGGGCCTGCGTTGCCAGTTGGGCCTGAACTTCCGGTTGGTCCCGCGCTGCCCGTTGGGCCTTGTCCACCAGTGGGACCAAGACTGCCAGTAGGCCCAGTCGGTCCAACCACGCCTGCGTCAAGGAAGATGAACTGAAGCGAATTGAACGCAGTCTGATAGACCGTGCCCGTGTTGTCTTTGTATCGAGCAGGCACTGACAACAAAGCAGGCGAGCTTGTCATGGCTGTGGGGTCGCCCCACTGAGCATAAGTGCCGCCATCAGTGATAGCGCCCATGACCAACCCACCCGTGGTGGTGATGTCGCCATTACCCGTGGTGGCTGAGTTGCCAATACGCCAAGTGTTGTTTACGAAAGCCGGGTCGGTGTCGGTCTGTGAGGTGACGAAGTTGACCTGCACGCCGCCAAAGGTCAGGTATAGCTGCGGGTTGATGTTTGTGAAACTTGGCACGCCGCCGGTTCGCGGCACCTGAATCACAACAGGTGACCAAGACGTAGCGATTAGCGAAGAAACAATCGGTGCCCAAGAAAACGAAGCTGAAGTTGTGGACTTCTGCGATGTGGCAATCTCATTGCTGATCGCAAAAGCAAAGTAGTAGGTGCCCGAGCCAACAATGACGTTGCTAAATTTGATTGCCGAACCGGCAGGAAACACTGCTTCATTGATCGGCGTTTGAACGCTCCACACATCCCAATCGGTTATTGATGGGGTGGCCGACTTCGTGTAGTACAAAGTCACGCTTGTGACCCGCACAGTGCTTGGCAATTGACAGGTGACGCTAAATGTCGGGGGCGACAGAGCAGGCTGCTGATCGCTAAAAGTCGGTGCTGCTAGTGCCGGGAAGTAATACCCGGATTGAAGGTCAGAGTTGGGCGCAGGCGCGAATGCCGTGATCGGCATATCGTCGTATACCGATGCGTTGTACTCGCTCAGTTCAAAACGCGCACCAAGGTTGCCGTCCGGCAGACTTGCTTCATTGACTTTGATGACGCGGAACAGCTTGTTCGTCCAACCATAGGCAGAGTTGGTTACGCTCACCACATCGCCCGCATTGACCTGAATGCCGGGGTATGCCGTGTTGAAGGAAACGATCAGGTCTTCGCGGGCCTGCTCCAACATCCGATTGCCAAGGTACTGCGCCTGAACAGAGTCGTTGACCATGCTCAAGGTTGCGGTGTACTTGTTCACCGGCTCATTCGGATAAAGCAGCGAAGGATTTAGTACCGCTAGATCAAGGAAGACATAGCCGGGTTTGTCTTTGTTGTCTTTCCAAGGAAACGACAACTCAACCTGATTGATGCTTGATGTGATGTCGGTGGCCGATACCCGAATGTCGCCAATGATGTTGGTGTCATCAAACGCAAAGCCCGTGGACTCTGCCTTGTTGATGATGGGTGCCCACTGACCCGACTCGGCTTGATAGCCAATCCACGAGTCGCAAGCAATCAATACGTTTTCGATGTTGTTGAGTACGGTTTCGCCCGTATCAATGACGCCGTTGATCCGATACCGCGCCTGAGTTGCTGACCCGCCGCCCGAAGGCGTGTAGGTGATGGTTTGGTCTGAGTAGGTGTCAAGATCGTCGCAAGCCGTGGTGTTGACGTTTGCCAAAGGCACCGCGCCGCCATAGACCGTGTTGGTCAGATAGTCCTTGAGGACAGAGCCGGGCTTTGCAACGCCGGTGCCATTCAATGCGTGCTTGACTCTAAAGGTCAGAGGCTGCAAGCCGGTCGAACCCGCATCGGTCGAATACTTTAGGTAGACGATTGCGAATGCAAGCCCGTTCATCTGCCGACCCGAGGCAGGCCACCGAAGCGCGGCGGGGATGTCTACGCCACCCATTGCCACATTCGGCGCGGTGCCGAGAACGGTTGTGATGGTTCCCGCTGCGGTCGAGGTGTAGAGATTGATGTAGAGGTAGCCGTTAATCTTTGTATCGACGTTACCCGCACCGTCAGTCAGAGATGCGACTTGGTTAGTTCCGGGCGCGAAGGTGATGAGCCGATCACCGTAGTAAAACTGAGTAGTGTCGTAAGTGAACTGACCGTTTGGCGAGATGTTGCTGATCGCCAAGACGTAGTACATCGCTTGGTTGTCGGTGGTAAGCACCGCATCTACAAACGTGCCGCCCATCCATGCGTCGCCATAAACGACAGGGATAGAGTTGTCTGCGCTTGGGGGAATCTGCTGCCTTACGCCGTTGTCTTGCTGACGCGGAGGCTTTGCGCCAAACACCCGAGTCACTGTGTAAGAAACGGCAAAGTTGATCGCAAAAACGGTCGCGGCGTATGCCGTCGCACCAATACTTGCAACAGTAATACCGATTTGAGCAAGAATGATTGAACCGGGCATTTCTATTCCTTGCAGAAGGTGGACTCAATCTGCTTGAATCCGCGACCCTCTAAATCAATTGATGGGCTGCTAGTCATAAGCGACACGCTCATAACCTGTGCCCGACCTTCCTTGATCAGCTTTTCGGCCTTGACCTTATAGGCAACAAACAACTTGCCGCCGATTGTTCCATCTCGGTGCGCGGGGTCAACCCACCATGCCAACTCTTTAACCTCATGCACGCCGGGGCACCAAATGTTTGGCGTGACGATGGCGGCAATCATCCCGCGATATTGACTGTCAACAAAGATGAACCCGCGACCGCAGATCAAACTAAACAGGAAGTGCCTTACATAATAGTTGTCGTGAAACGCAGCCTGCCGAAGTTTGAAGATAGGCGACTCTGATGCGTACTTACGCATCATCTCAACGCAAGCGTCTAGATCAAACTTGGAGGCTTCGCGGATCAATTTTGTTGTGTCTCCGGTATCTCTTGACCGCCACCCGGCTCTGAAATGCTGCCCGTGTTGGGCTTGCCACCGAAGTCAAAGTAGGTGTTTGAGATGGCATCAACTCGGCTCATTGAGGTGTCGCCGGGGTAAATTGACTGCCAAATGGTCTTGTTGGTCTTGATGCCTGCAAGCCGGTTTTCTAGCACCCGCCTCATGCTTGAGCAAGTGATGTTGCAAGTCGCCACGCGCTGCCGCATCTGCTCGTTGAAGTCTTCTGTAATGTTGACGTTGTTGATGATGCCTTGCCACCGCTTGAAGAATTGAAGCGTCGGAGTGGTGATGATCTGATTGTCAGAGTCAAGGAAGCCGCGCCAAACCTCTACGGTACTGCCCTTGATGTCGCTTGAGAGGATCAAGGCGACATAGTTCGGGTCAATGCCGGTCAAAGAAATCGAC